GCCGGCGCCTTCATGACCATGGGCGCAATGTACGTCACGGCGGGCGGCGCAGTCACGGATGGCGGTGACGTCTTCTACAACACCTCGACGAGCCGTTACGTCGGCGCGGCGGGAACCAATATCATCGGCCCGCTGCCGGATACCTTCTTCGAAAGCTCCGGCGCCAACGGCGACGTGGTGGAAATCTCGGTGCGTCTCCGTCCGGTCACGCCGGCGGCCTAACCGATCACGAAAGGATCAATCCCAATGAACCAGATCATTCGTCAGCCTTTCGCAGACGCGCAGGCTGCATTCCCCTTTGTGATCTCGCAGGGGCGCAATATTGAGACTACGATCTACCAGAAGCGTTATCCAACGTTCAACTACGGCGCCCATGTGCCCGTAGTGACGGAAGGCAACGAATGGGCGATCGGCACCATGTTCTTCACCGTCGATGTGGCCGGTGAAGCCAAGTTCATCTCCGGTGCTGCGAACGACCTGCCGTTCAGCGCCGCCACTCGCGACCAGGCGGCGCATGATTATGCGATGCTTGGCGCCGGCTGGGAATGGAACCTTGAGGAAGTCAATCAGTCCGCTCTCTACGGCATTCCGCTGAATGACGTGAAAGCTATGAGCTCCTCACAGGCAATTGAGCGTCTGCTGAACTCGATTGCAATGATCGGTTCGACCGAGAAGAACTGGAACGGACTCGTCAACAGCCCTGCCGTGTCACGCGTCGATGTGGCCGCGAATGGCACTGGTTCCTCCACGTTTTGGTCGGCAAAGGACAACGACCAGATCCTCGCAGACGTCAACGATTTGATCGGCGGAGTGCGCGACAACACGCTGGAAATCGAATGGATTGACAGTCTTCGACTGCCGCCTGCAGCTTTCCGGCTCATCAATAATCGACGCCTCGGCGCCGGCGATGGTGTCCTGAACCTGTTGGATTACCTGCGGAAAAACAATGCCTACACGGCAGAAACCGGCCTTCCGCTGGACATCCAGCCGTTGCGTGAGCTCGCCACCGCATCACAGGATGGCGGCGGCCGAATGATGGTCTACCGCCGCGACCCGGAAGTGCTGCGTTTCCACCTGCCGATGCCGCGCCGCGTGCTGCAGCCACGCCAGAAGTCGATCATGGCCTTCGAACAGGGCGTCATCGCACGAACCGGCGGCACCGAATGGCGCCTCCCGGGGGCTGCCGCCTACGGCGACGAAATCACCCCGCCGCCGGCCGGATAGGAGGGTTAGTCTATGAAGGTCACAAACAACAGCAAAGCCGTACAGGGTATCCATACCTTGCACGGCGTCGCCTATATTCTGCCGGGCGCCTCCCGAGAGCTCGTCCTGACTGAAAGCCACGCCAAGCGCGCGGACCGCCTGCCGTTCATCGAGCTCGACGGCGATCCGGCTGAGGATCCGGCTCCTTCCTTCTCGGTTTCGACCGATGGGAAGGACGGCGTCTATATTCCAACCGCCGAATTCAACGGCCTTCGAGAAGCTTTCGATAATCTCGGTCAGGAGAACAAGGCTCTCCGCCAGCGCATCGCCGAGCTGGAAGGCAATGGCGGTCAGCAGGCCAAGACGATCGACGAGGTTCTCGCTCTTGCCGACGATGGCACCCATTTCAAGACCTTCGAGGCGGAAGCCAAGAAGATCCTGGGTGATGCCACTCCCGGTACGAAGGACGAGATCATCGCGGCCCTCAAGGCTAAGCAGGCTGCATAACCGATAACTCGGCGGGAAACCGCCGGGTCACACTTCCTTCGGAGATTAGACATGGCTGGCTATGGATCGAACGAGGCGTTTCGCGCTTATGCGACCGACGCCGGCTATGTCATCCCCGATGGCACGAGCGATGCCGATATCGCCGCTGCGCGCCAACGCGGCTCTATCGTGATCGATCGATACGAAATGAAGTTCAGCGGCACTCGCACCGGCGGCTTTGCTCAAGAGCAAGCATGGCCGCGCACCGGGGCGACGACCTATTATGGTGAGGCGATCCCTTCTGAAGTCATCCCGGCTGCGATCATCAACGCCTCTTATGAGGCGGCCTTTCTCGAGCTGACCAATCCGGGCAGTCTCTTGCCGGTGATCACGCCGGGCGCCGGTGTAAAACGGGAGAAAATCGGTCAGCTTGAGGTGGAGTACCAGCAGACGCCGTCAAGTGCGACGGTGGACGATCTGGTGAGGCTGGCAACGCCAATCGTCACGATAATCGAGGGGATGCTCTGGCTCTACCTGCGGCCATGCCTGCCCGGGATATTAGCCGTGTGATGAGTGCGAGCACGCTTAGCAGCGAGCTCGATCACGTATTCCTCCGCTGCATCCGCAAGCGTGAGCGCAATCTCCCCCTCACTGAACCCTCGGGAGCGAAGTTGCTCAAACATGTTGCTCATTGCGGTCTCGACAAGCTTTCGGCAGTCAGCCTTCCGAGCCTCACGGCGAAGTTCTAGTTCGCTCATAATCAGGTGCCCTCAGTAAAGAAGGAACTCTGCCATCGTTTCAGATCTAGCAAATACGGCAAATGACTAGGGTCATATAGGAAAATGCGATGGCTAACGCTCTCTACACCCGACTGCAGGCCACCGCGCAACGCCTGATCGCAAAGTATGGGCAGAGCGGCACGATAAAGCGCGTCACTCCTCCCGATCCAATCTTAGGCGGCGATGGTACCGTGACTCCTTATGCGGCCAAGCTCGTGCCCATGACTTACGACCAACGCTATGTCGACGGAACCACGATCCTCGCCAATGACCGGCAGATCTACATTTCGTCGGTCGGACTCGCCGTAGTGCCTCAGGTCGGTGACATAGTTTCGGCCGGCGGCGTCGATTATCACGTCGTCAATGCCGATCCGAATAACTATGACGGCGTAACGGATGTCGTTCTTATCGTGCAGGGCAGGATTGCCGGCTAATCAAGGAACGCCTTGAAAAACTGCTGTAGAAATTGCAGGTAGTGCTTGTATTTATCGCTTCGAACATTTCGGTTTGTGATCGCAACTACTTTGATATCATTGCAGAAGTTTGGTTCATCTTTGTTGTAGCCGGCCATCCTGTGGACTAATCGTCTCGGTAGCGGAGATTGAACAAAGACTACGCGAAACTGGCCGGTGTGATCTGGCTCGTGGCCAACGATACGTTCGCCAAAGATGTCTTCGCCCGATCTCATATTTTGGAAAAATTGGGCATGGTTTGGATTGGCTGTGCCGCTTTCAATTTCAACGAAATAGATAGCCATCTGGTCTCCTTAGTTGATTGACATTCGACTAGAGGACGCAGCTTAAGATTGCCCCTAAGGGCATGGTAAATAACGCGTTTTCGTGGGGCGTTTCGTCGGAGTTTCTAATGCCAACTCTTCGCCAGCAGCTCGACGACCTGATCGAAAAGCTGTCCCCCGACATGGAGAAGGCTTTCCACGCCGCGGTCGATGACCTGAAGGATGAGATCGTCCTGAAAGAGGTGGTCGAGCGCCTGGAACGCCGCGACATCAACGGCGCGCTGGCGGCGCTGCATATTGATCCGGAAGCGTTTCAGCCGCTCTCTGAAGCGCTGCGGAACGTTTATAATGCCGGCGGCTCTCTGGTCGCTGAGAATATGCCGCGCCTGTTCGATCCGGATGGCGGCCGTGTCGTGTTCCGCTGGGATGTGCGAAATCAGGCGGCAGAGGCGAACATTCGCGAGTTGTCGTCGACGATGATCACCAACGTCTCGGAAGGGACGATCGAGGCTGCACGTCAGACCATCGTTGAAGGTTACTCACGCGGGCAGGGGCCAAACACGATCGCTCTCGATCTCGTTGGCCGGAAGAACGCGGTAACAGGAAAGCGGGAAGGCGGCGTGATCGGGCTCAATGCTCCGCAAGCCGAGTTGATCGAACGCACTCGGATCAATCTCGCCTCTGGCGATCCGGCATTGATGACGAAGTACCTCGCACTGCAGACGCGGGATAAGCGACTCGACGGCGCGGTGAAGAAGGCGATCGCCGCCGAAAAGCCCTTGGACAAGGCAGCGCTCGACAAAGTCCTGATGCGCCTTCGAGATAACAATCTTCGGCTTCGCGGCAACATGATCGCCCGAACCGAGACGCTGACATCGGTCATGGCGGCGAAGCACGAAAGTTTCCGCCAGGCCGCG